TGTAAGTGAATATCAATATTGCAGTCTTTCTTCGAGATTTGATACATTAACAGAAATAGAGAATTTAATTAATGAAAAAATTAAAAATTTAAATGCGGTTATAGAAAACAGCCCACTTGCCGCAACGATACCGGAGTTGGGCGTGATGAAGCAACGCTTTGAAAATGCTCTTCCTGCAATTACAAAGTTTAGCAAAATGCAAGACGAGGTAAGTGATATCCGAAACTTGCTTCTTTTCCCAATTTCATACAGAAAAGAAGGTTTTGATTATTTTGGGGAACTTGATCGTCGAGTAGCGCTTGCAACAGAAGGAATGCCTTCTGGTTTTGCAAGACAAATAGCGCAAAATAATTTAAGAATAACGGAAGAGCCAAAACTGGTACAGGAGTTGATGCAAAAAGGGTCCGATAAATTAGTGGCTCTTGGTGGTGACCCAATAGATGTCACTGCGTTTATGCAAAGAAATGGGCTACTTGACGCCCCAGTAATGCAAGAGAATGGATTGCTTAAGCCCAGAAAAGACAGTGTTGCTTTAATGGCTTCAAGTGATGACGTGCTAAAAACGCAATGGAAAGAAAACACTGACCCTATTGAAAAAGGGATTCAAGCAGGCTTAGATAGAATTAGATCAAAATTAAAAGATGACAACAGCAAGCTAGAAGAGGCACTGCAGCCATATACAGGTTATGCGGGCAGGCATCGCAATGTTACTGCTGGTGAAAATATGCCAGTTGGTTTTTCTCGATTTACAGAACATGCTGTTGACATGAATGGCCAGCAGTTAAAGGGTCGTCACGTGCATGAATTGCAGTCAGACCTTTCTAGGGACATGAAGGACTTAGGCCCTAAAGGTGGTTCGTTAGAAAAAGATCAAGCAGAATTAGCGACGTTGAAAAGCAAGCTTGCAGAGGTTGATGAACTTGATCCTACCCAGAAGATAGAAAAAGCAAAGCTGGATAAACGGGTTGATGCATTGGAAAGACGAATTTCATTGACAGCACCGGGCAAATATTCTTTGGAGCAGCCTTTTGCTAATTTTGAAACGAATCCTACAGTGCGGATGCAGTTGTTGATCAAAAACGCAATTCAGTCCACAATGCGTGCAGGCCAAGACTTTGTTACATTCCCCGGCAAAGAGTCAGATAAATCAAAACTGTACGAAAAACTTTTGCCAAACTTAAAACAAGCCGTCAAAGATTTAGGCGGAGAAAAAGCCGGATTTGAGATTAAACCTATTACACTGCCAAATCCCGGTGGAACTGAACCAACAGTCTGGGGCGTAGTGTGGTCACCAGAGACTGCAACTAAGACCTTGGAAAAAGGCATTCCATTCAACAAAGGTGGAATGGTTGAGCGCAAAAACGACGATAACCGCAGATATCTGTAAGGACACAACATGCCAATTGAAAAGAACATGACAATCGACGACTTGCCCGGTGGCGATGTCGCCATTGAGATGGAAGACGAGCTACCTTCGGATATTGACATTGAGTTTGACGCAGAAACCGGTGCGGTGGTCGTGAATATTGGTGCAGAAGACGATGATGTTGCCTATGACAGCAACTTAGCCGAGGTCATTGAGCCTGATGTCTTGCAGCTTATCTCGTCTGACTTGATGTCGTTGTTTGATGCTGACAAATCTTCACGCAAAGAGTGGGAAGAGCAGTACAGCAAGGGCATGAAGATGCTGGGCTTCACGTTTGAAGAGCGCACCAAGCCGTTCAAGGGCGCGTGCGGCGTGCAGCACCCACTTTTGACAGAGAGTATTGTGCAGTTCCAAGCCCAAGCGCTCAAGGAATTGATGCCTGCGGGCGGTCCTGTGCGCACGCAAGTGCTGGGCAAGGAAACACGTGAGAAGTTGATGCAAGCGGACCGCGTGCGTGACTTCATGAACTACCAAATCACGACAGTGATGGAAGAGTACACACCTGACTTTGATCAGTTGCTGTTCTATGTTGGTTTTGGTGGCTCAGCGTTCAAGAAAGTCTATTACGACGAGACCAAAGGCCGCATGGTAAGCGCTTTGGTGCTGCCTGATAACCTTTATATCCCGTACACCGGCTCTTCTGTGATGAGCGAGTGCCAGCGAATCACGCACCGCGTTCCGATGTCCACCAACGATTACCGCAAAGCAGTGATCCGTGGTCAGTACTTGGATACAGCGCAGATGACGACTGCGGCAGAGACTGGCCAGAGCATTATCAAGAAGGAAACAGACCGCACAACGGGTGTTGATCCTACTGGTGTGGAAGAAGAGATCTGTTTGCTTGAGTTCTTGGTTGATTTGGACATCCGCGGCTTTGAGCACAAGGATGAAGACGGCGAAGAGACAGGTATCAAGCTGCCATACATCGTAACGATTGATGAGATCTCTCAATCTGTGGTGGGTGTGCGCCGTAACTGGAAAGAGGGCGATCCTTTGTTTGCCCGCAAGCAGTACTATGTGCATTATCTGCTTGTGCAGGGTCCCGGTGCGTATGGCTTGGGCTTCTTGCACTTGGTTGGTGGTCTGACGAAGACAGCTACTTCTGCACTGCAGCAATTGGTGGACGCTGGAACGTTGGCTAACCTGCCAGCCGGCTTTAAAGCCAAGGGTGCGCGCATTGCAAACGACGACACACCGTTGTCGCCCGGTGAGTTCAGGGACATGGACGCTGGTGGTGCAGAATTGTCTGCATCGTTGCTCCCATTGCCATACAAAGAGCCTAGCCAGACGCTGTTTGCGCTGCTTGGTTTCTGCGTAGATGCTGGTCGCCGTTTGGCAAGCATTACCGACATGCAAGTGGGTGACAGCAACCAGAATGCTGCTGTGGGAACGACGATTGCACTCTTGGAAAAGGGCAGTGCGGTGATGTCCTCGATTCACAAGCGTTTGCACTACAGCCAGCGCATGGAATTCCAATTATTGGCCAAAGGTTTTGCGGAATTCTTGCCTGCTGAGTACCCATACGATGTTCCCGGCGAGAGCCGCAGGATCAAGGCAAAAGACTTTGATGACCGCATCGATGTTCTGCCTGTTTCTGACCCCAACATCTTCTCTGTTGCCCAGCGTATCACGATGGCGCAGACACAACTGCAACTGGCGCAGAGCGCACCGCAGATGCACAACATGTATGAGGCATATCGCCGCATGTATGAAGCCATTGGTGTGCGGGATATCGATACGATCCTGAATAGCCAACAAGTGGACAAGCCAAAGGATCCTGCAAGCGAGAATGCGCAGTCTTTGGACGGCTCACCACTGAAAGCCTTTGCTGGCCAGCAGCACGATGCGCACATCATGACGCATTTGATGTTTGGTCTAAGCCCAATGCTGCAAGGCATGCCAAACGTTGCTGTCACGCTGCAAAAGCACGTGTTTGAGCACATCCGTTTGAAGGCGGAAGAGGAAGTGGAAGCTGAGTTGTTCATGCAGTACGGCACGGACCCAGATCAACTGGTTTCGTCCTTGCAGCGCGAGGCGATGGTTGCAATCAAGGTTGCGCAGGGCTTCCAAGAGGTCAAGAAGTTGCAGCAAGAGTTGCAAGGACCCCCACAGGACGATCCTTTGGTCAAATTGAAGGAAAAAGAGATCGCGCAGAACGGTCAACGGGATCAGGCCAAGCTCCAGATGGACCAACAGCGCATTAGCCTTGATCAAATGAAGGAACAGAACGATGTTCAGTTTGATTCAGCGCGTATTGCACTGCAACAACAGGCTGCTGCACAAAAAAGTTCACAAGATGCGATCAAAAATGCTCAACAAGGGGTAAAAAATGCAAGCCAAAGCAACAAAAAGTCCTAAAAAAGCGCCCAAGGAGATGTCCGGAGCGCCAAAACGTGTAAAAACGCCACAAAATGAGCCGCATGTGACGTATGTTTACCGAAAAGATGCATTTAAGAAGGTAAAAATAGCGTAATAGTGTGCATAATGCACACGTAACCTTCGGACAGGGGTCTATCTGTCTGCTTCATTGGAGTTATCCATGCTTGAATTTGCAGAGAAAGTCATATTTGCCATTCGCAGGCTTGAAAACGAAACTAAAGACTTCGTTAGCAGCGGCAATGTCAAATCGATGGAGCAGTACAAACATTTGATGGGCCGGTTAGAGGGTTATACGTTTGTTCAGGAAGCCATACAGGATGTCTTGAACAGGAACTCTGATCAATAAAGGACCAATAGATGGAAATGACTGCATTAGAGAAGCGATGGGCTGAGGAAGCGGTTGAAAAAGCCGCCGCTGAAGCCGCTGCTGCTGAGGCTGCTGCTGTAGAAGAGGCAGAAGAAGAACAGCGCATCGAAAACATCAAGGATCACCTTCCACAGCCCACAGGCTGGCGGATTGTTGTCTTGCCTTACAGAGGCGCTAAGAAAACCAAGGGCGGCATTGAATTAGCCGAAGAAACCTTGGAACGACAGCAACTCACTACCACTTGCGCATACGTTTTGGCCGTTGGCCCACTCGCTTACAAAGACACCGACAAGTTTCCGGACGGTCCTTGGTGTAAAGAAGGCGATTGGATCATTTTTGGCCGTTACGCAGGCGCAAGAATGGGCATCAGTGGTGGAGAAATCCGTATTCTCAATGACGACGAAATCTTGGCTCGCATCAGCGATCCAGATGACATTCTGCACATGTAAGGAAGCATATGACACAAGTACTGAATGATTCGCAACTTGAGTTTGACCTTGGGGACGATGAAAAAGCCACAGATGTGAGCTTTGATAGACCTGAGGGCGACGAAAGTCCTGCGGCACCTGAGCCAGAAGCTAAGATTTTCCAAAAGCCTGAACAGGAGGCCGCTCCTAAGAATGAGTTGGATGAGATCAGCGAAGGCGTGCAAAAACGCATCTCAAAACTCACTGCGCGCATGCGCGAGGCCGAGCGCCGTGAGCAGGCAGCCCTTGAGTACGCTAAAGGATTGCAGAACCAGACGCAGTCACTCCAGCAAAAGCTTGTACAGACGGATTACAGCCGTTTGAACGAAGCTAAGACTCGTCTGGAGACCCAGCAAACCCAGTTGCGTCAAATCATTGCCAAAGCGCGTGAAGAGAACGACATCAACACTGAGTTGGAAGCGCAAGAGCGCTTGTCTGCATTGAGTGGCGAGCAGCGTCAGGTAGCTTCTTGGCTACACACGCAACAAGAGGAAGTTGAGAGACATCGCAACGCTCCTCCTGTTCAGCAAGCGCCTGTGCAGCAACAACCTCAGCGTCCTACTCCTAGCCCTCGTGCAGAGGAGTGGGCAGAACAAAACTCGTGGTTTGGACAAGACCGCGTGATGACTTATGCTGCGTGGGGCATACATCAAACACTTGTTGAACAAGAAGGTGTTGACCCCAATTCAGATGAGTACTATACTGAACTTGATAAACGTGTTAGGAATACTTTTCCAGACAAGTTTAGAGACCAATCCAGACAACAGCGTTCCGCGCCTGCTGTTGCCCCTGCCGCCCGTAGTTCGGGAATAAATAGTGCGCGCCGTACTGTCCGGCTTTCGCCGAGTCAGGTTGCTATAGCAAAAAAACTGGGCGTTCCTCTTGAAGAGTATGCCAAGTATGTTAAGGAGTGAAACAATGACTAAAGTTACTATCGACAAAGCCCCCCGCGCAACCCGCGATACGGAAAAGCGTCGCCGTCCTTGGACCCCTCCCTCACGTCTTGACGCGCCTCCTGCCCCCGAAGGGTTTAAGCATCGTTGGATCCGTGCCGAAGTAAACGGGCAATTAGACAAAGCAAACGTCTACAGTCGTCTTCGTGAGGGCTATGAACTAGTCCGTCTCGAAGAGTTGCCCGAAGAATATCAAGGCATGATGCCTACCGTTGATGACGGTAAGCATGCTGGAGTTGTTTCTGTAGGTGGACTTTTGCTTGCAAGAGTTCCCGATGAGACGATTGCAGAGCGCAACGAGTATTACCGCCGTAAGGCTCAGGAACAGTTACATGCTGTTGACAACGAGATGATGCGAGAAAACGCTCACTCTACAATGCGGATCCAGAGCCCCGAGAGGAGCTCGCGCACTTCATTCCGTCAGCCGTAAGGTTGATTCTTTAATTTTTGTAGGAGCTACAAATGGCAAACGTAAATAAGCCTTTTGGCCTGCGTCCCGTTGGTAACCTGTCTGCTACTGGAGCCCAGAAGCAGTATGGCTATCAAATTCAGGACAATCAAGCCGGAGCAATTTATCAAGGCGATTTAGTCGTCGTATATGACGGTTACATCATTAAGTATGACGCATCCACGCACACCGCCCCCACAGGCGTGTTCAACGGTTGCCAGTACTATGACCCAACCCGTGCGGGCAAGCCCACATGGAAAAACTTCTACCCCGGTAGTGTCAACATTACCCAAGGCATTATTGCTTGCGAAGTGTTGGATGACCCATCACAACTGTTCTTGGTGCAAGCCGACGGTGCAATTACTCAGGCCAATATTGGCAAAAATGCTGAAACGTAAAAATGTCGAATATTCACACGCTGAAACGCTTATATGGAATGAAAGCGAAAAACAATTATATACAGCAGGGGCAAGAAAAAAAGGTGCTGAAATAAGTAAAGTTGGTGACTATTATCACGGGCAGGAGTTAATCGTTTTAAAACCTGTTAAACCGTTAATCGAAAAGGAAAATAAAATCTTGCTTGATTACTTCAAAAAAATTGATGACAGAAAATACCAAAACGGCAACTTCCTCGCATGGATAGGGTATTTAAAAACAATGGCGTGGCTTGGTGGCAAAAGTGATAAAAAACTATATTGCTATGAAATGGCAGCACGAATGGCAAACGAAATAGGCAGATGGCCGAAAGGAAAATCACTTGGTATAGTTTCAATATTTGATTTGATGGATAACAAAAATTATAAATGATGAAGAAGTTAATCAAAATAAGAGCATGGCTAAGGTGGTTTTGGTATCATAAAGTGCGTAAGTATGATTATATAGTCAATGCCAACGCAAGGGATAATGATGAAATTCACGACCTGAGTAATAAAAGGGTTCGTTTTTGTTTGAAGTTTATGAATCTTAATGATGTTAAATTCATAAAAATTACAGAACTTGCAAAAGAATTAATGTATGCTGATGGCTGCGCTAACTGTTTTCCAAATAGAGATACTGATGTTAAACATAAGATTATAAGTTAATGGAAGACTTTGTACTTAAACTAAAGGAGGCTCAAGCCAAATCGGTTAATTCGGCTAAATCATCTTCCGTTAGCAATAGGGTGATGGAAAGGGGTCGTGTTCACCAGTCTGAGTCAAAAAATAGTGTGATGTCG